GGGAGATATGAGAAACAATATCAAAAGGGCATTATACAATGATATGCTTGGCGACCCAAACAGAACACCAGCTTCGGCAACAGAAGTAGCTGAACGAATGGCTGACCTTTCCAGAAGAATCGGTAGTGCGTTTGGAAGACTACAAGCTGAATTAGTACAGCCAGTATTACAGAGAGTTGTACATATCCTAAAGAAACAGGGTCGTATTGAAATTCCTACCATTAATGGCAGAGAAATAAAAATTCGTTCTGTTTCACCATTGGCACAGGCACAGGCACAATCAGATGTTGTGAGTGTAGATAGATTCCTAGAATTAGTAGGTGGAAGATTTGGACCACAGATATTAAATCTATTAATTGATTCCCAAGAAGTGTCTGTCTATCTTGCAAGAAAGTTTGGTGTACCAGATAACTTGATACGTTCACCAGAACAAAGAGCAATGCTAACGCAGATGGCACAGCAGATGGCACAGATGCAGATGCAACAGCAACAACAACAAGGAATGGAGCAACCAGTACAATGACAAATAAAGCAGGACCTAAAGGGTATACTAGAAAAAAGCCAACAAAAAAGCCAACTAAAGATTCTACTAAAATTGATAAGTATGAAGTTGGAAAACATGCATTAGGAGTTGTAGGAGGAGCTATAGCACTAGGTGTTATGATGAACTCTGTACAAAAACCAGATATAGTTAAACCTCGTAATATACATGGTTCATTATATCAAGGACCTTATGGGAGAGGTTCTCCTATTCCCAGAAAGAAAAAAGGGTTGTTTTCTTGGTAATATATGACAGCTAGTATTGGAATAGACGGCTATCCTCGTAGTAAAGAACAGGATGAAAGATTGTCACATGATATTGCTCAATGCTTTCACACACCCAATGGTAAAGAAGTATTGAAGTATTTAAGAAGCATCACGATAGAATCTGTATCTGGTGCTAATATAACAGATAGCGAACTTCGTCATTTAGAAGGGCAACGCTATCTTGTTGGTTTAATAGAAAGACGTATTCAACATAGTCATGGAGTAAAAAGAAGATGAGTGAAGAAGCACAGGAAGAAGTTGCTGTTGAAGCACCAGCAGTAGAAAGACCAGAATGGTTGCCAGAAAAGTTTAATACACCAGAGGATATGGCTACCAGTTATACAAATCTTGAATCAAAGATTGGGCAAAAGGAAGAAGATATCAGAGCTTCAATCAATGAAGAGTTAGAGAAAAACTATTATGCCAATAGACCAGCAACGGCTGGTGATTATGAGCTACCAGAAGTTGTAGATGCAGAACAGGCTAATGAGAATGAACTTCTACAATGGTGGGCTAATGAAGCATTTGAGAATGGGTACTCACAGGAACAGTTTACAAAGGGTGTAGAAATGTATGCTCAAGCATTACAAGCTGGTATGCCAGACCTTGATGCAGAAATGGAAGCACTAGGAGATGGCGCTCAAGATAGAATCAATGCAGTAGAGTTATGGGCAAATGCAAACTTTCCATCAGATGCACTGCCAGCATTACAGAATTTGGCATCAACAGCCAAAGGGATTGAAGTCATGGAAACCATTATGGAGAAGTTAAAAGGTGCATCCATTAATGGCAATGCAACTCCAGCTGGGGTAGTATCAGAAGCAGACTTGAACCAGATGATGAAAGACCCTCGATACTGGAGTCCAAGAGATAGAAGCCCAGACTTTGTAAAGCAAGTAGACGAGGGCTTTGCGAAACTCTATGCAAGTAAATAAATTTGGTCCAATAGAAATTGTACCAAGTGTTAAAGAACACGCAGATTTTCTATCTTATCGACTAAGGGATATAGACCAAAAAGAAATATGGTTACAGGATGCAGACCCTTTAGAAGTATTATATTGTCCTTTAATTGAAAACCATAAAACCTATACAGCCATCTGCAAAGGTGAACCGATGTGTATGTTTGGTACAGTTAAGGCACAGGATTCAGAAGATGTACTTGTCTGGGCATTAGGAAGTGATTTAATTTCCCAGTACAAGAAGAGTTTTTATAAAGCATCATTGGTAATCGTTGATATGCTTCAAGCAGACCATGAAAAGATATGGAATATTGTTCCTTATGACCATCTTGAGACCATTTATTGGCTTAAAAGATTAGGATTTATGATAGGAAATCAAAAATTAATATTAAAAAATACACCGATGTTATACTTTTCTCGTTGCAAAAACAAAAAAAGTGTGGCAACAGTACATTAAGTGACCTAATTTTAAGTGGAAAGGTCTTGAAAAAGGCAACCTTACTGACACTATCCGATTAGACAATCATGTGGTGATGCGAAAGCATCGTAATTTTAACTTGTTTAAGGAGAAAGTATATGGCTAACACCATAGATACTGCCTTTATTAAGCAGTTCGAGTCGGAAGTACATTTGGCTTACCAACGCATGGGTTCTAAACTAAGAAATACTGTGCGAACAACTGGTAGTGTCAGAGGAAATCAAGTTCGTTTCCAGAAAATCGGCAAAGGAGTTGCTAACACAAAGAGCAGAAACGGAAATGTTACACCAATGGAATTAACACACTCAACCATTGATGTGTCATTAACCGACCATTACGCACCAGAATACATTGATAAACTGGATGAGCTAAAGACAAACATCAACGAACGACAAGCTGTTGCAACTTCGGCTGCTTCTGCATTGGGTCGTAAGACTGATGAGCTTATCTATTCAGCAATGGATAGTGGTGCAAGTTCAACTCAAATCCACGATACTTCTTCTGCTTTAGAGAAAGCAGACGTATTATCTTTGTTTGAAACAGTAGGCGTAGCAGATATGCCAGAAGATGGACAGCGTTTCGTTGCCATGAATCCAAAAGGGTTTGCTGATTTATTCGCAATTACAGAGTTCTCAAGTGCAGACTATGTAGGCGAAGCACAGTTACCTTACGCTGGAGGAATGACAGCCAAGGGTTGGTTATCTTTTATGTGGTTCAGTACATCAGCCGTAACTGCTGGTAAGAATATAGCTTACCATAGTTCAGCAGTTGGTTTAGGTATTGGAGCAGATGTGACAACTGAAGTTAATTATGTTCCAGAAAAAGTATCACATTTAACAACATCTATGATGAGCATGGGTGCTGGCGTTATTGATGACGCTGGTGTTTATGAAGTCTTAGATAACAACAGTTAAGGAGGTATAAATGGCTTACGATAAAGACAGCTTAACTCGCTTAGCTGGTGGTAGTGGACATAGTTTATGGCACTATACAACAACAGATACGATTGCTACTGTTAACACAGCTGGTTATTTTTCTGATAGTGCTGGTATGTTTAACACTAATGATGTGATTGTAGCAGTTACATCAACTGGTGGAACTCCCGTTGTATCATTGACATACGCTAATAGTGTTACTGCATCAGCAGTTGACGTTGTTGACGGACTGACTGTAACAGCTACAGACAGCGACTAATAAGGAGTAGGGGGAGAAATCCCCCTATACCAATATGGCAGTAACAAGTACGTCAGCAACCACACCTATTGGAATATGCAATAGAGCATTGGTTTTAATCGGAGCTTCACCAATGACATCTTTTGAAGATGGAACGAATGAAGCACTTGTTGCTGTTAATCTTTATGAAGATACTTGTAGAGCAACATTAGTAAATACTCGGTGGCGTTTTGCAACTGACCAAAGAATACTGAATAGACTGACAGATGAACCTACTGGAAGATGGGATGCTGGGTACTTAATACCAGCCGAATCTTTATTTGTTCATGCAGTAACAGTCAACGACAGTCCAATTAAGTATGATGTATTTGGTAATCATATCTATTGTGATGCTACAGAAAATGATGTAGTGATTGCCGATTATAATTTCAGACAATTAGAAGCCAAGTTTCCATCATATTTTATTCAAGCGTTGGTTTATGAATTGGCTGGGCAGTTTGCTTTAGGAATAGCAAGGGATGATTCATTATCACAGATGATGTTTAACAATGCTCGTTTCTATATGCAGAAAGCAAGGACAATGGACAGCCAGCAACAAACAACAAGGAAACTCATAACAAATCGTTTTATAGTTACAAGAAGGTCTTAGGCTTATGAAGATTCGTATTCCTCAAAATAATTTTGAGAGAGGAGAGATTAGCCCTTCAATGACTATGCGTACTGACTTGAATACTTATGTTCAAGGTGCAGAAGAAGTGCGTGATTTATTTCTTTTGGCTGAAGGTGGGGTTAAAAGAAGGGCTGGTTCATCTTATGTTGGTACATTAAATGGAACGCCCAATCTTTCTAACCGATTGGAAATGAGATTAGAAGCATTTATGTTTAGTGATGATGAGAGATACATCATGGCTTTCAGCAATGCACGATTAGAAATCTACAGGATTAATGCAAGTACAGGAGCATTATCAGCTTTAACAGCCTTAACAGCAGATACTTCAAGTGCATCTTTACCTTGGACAACAGCAAGATTAGAACGCTTGACAATTACCCAGAACGCAGATGTTATGTTTGTTGCTCATCCAGACTTTATGGTACGAAAGATAACAAGGACAAGTGCAACAGCTTTTGCAGTTTCAACATTTGCCTTTGATGCGACAACAGCAGATGACGAGAAGTACCAGCCTTACTTTTCTTTCCAAGCAAGTGGTGTAACTCTGACACCACAGGCAACCAGTGGAACTGGTAAAACAATGACAACCTCGGCAGATTACTGGAACTCAAGTCATGTCGGTACAATTATAAGATATGCTGGGAATGAAGTATTAATAACTGGATATACAAGTGCAACAGTTGTAACTGGAACAGTTAGAAAAACATTATCAGCAACAACAGCTACAACAAATTGGGATGAAGCTAGTTTCTCAGCATACAGGGGATACCCACAATCCATTACATTCCATGAAGACAGGCTATGGTTTGGTGGT